AACCTACTATGAAATAATTATCGTATCATCCTATTTTGGCACCAATCTTGCACCCTGCAAGTTTAATGCCGTGGTATGGCACGTGTTTTGCTAATGCAATTATCATGCCATTAAAAATGCCCGGTGCCTGGCATCGTTGTTGCACTTGCAAATATCATACCGCTAACAGTTTACTGTCATAATCTATAATGGTACGATTCTTGCAGGCACCCCCTATTTTCGTTTTCTGTTCGACCCGACCCCGAAAACCGGGAATTATGACGTTATTCTTATATCTCATCCTCAGCCGGAAACAATTTTCCCAAACCCGGTCAGTAGGGTTATCAAAAAAAATAAAAATTTAAAACTCTACTTTTTCTGTCAAGGGATCTATAAATTTTATTTTCACAAGATAGATCCCTGTATTTTGGGGTTGACAAGCTTAGAAAAATATGATACAATCGAATAATAATTAAAACCATTGGTGTTATTCACCGCCCTTCGGGGGGGCTAAGAGGATTCATAAGCAATATTAAGAAATAAGAAACAAATATGATCGAAAGGGGGTAATTATGTCTGATCTTACAACTTATGAGACAGGTGCAACCCGTAGTGCGGATGCTGATGGTGTTCGTTATGACCTTGTACCACCAGAAGGTGTAGAAGCGGTAGCAAGAGCCATGCACGTAGGGGCTGTAACGCATGGAGACAACAACTGGAAAAAGGGTTTAAGGAACTCTATTCTGGTAAATCATGCCATGAGGCATATTGTTGAGTATATGAAGGAGGGAAACACCACAGAGGATCATATAGGCCATGCTTTAGCCAATTTAATGATGCTCAAGTGGAATGAAGTAAACCTTCCTGAGTTCAACGATCTTAATAACATAGCAGAAGAATTTGCAGAGGAGATGCCACCTGTTAAAAGGCGTGTGGGTAGACCTCGCAAAGAAGAACCTGTAAAGGAAGGACTACTAAAGGATGAGTGATTTAATTAAAGTAGGTGGACTATGGAAAAACAAGGATAAAAATGGTAATGATTACTTTAGCGGTAACTTTACCTACGGTACTAAACTACTTGTAATGACAAATTCGTATAAGGACAAAGACAATGATCCTGATTACATGGTCTACATCGCACAGAAAGACAAAAAAGAGTCAGAAGAATGACTGCCCTTATAAAATGGAGCCAGAATCATGTGGAACCTCATTGGAGAAACAATCGGTTTTGTCCGAGAAACGGTTAAAAGACGTTTCAAAACAAGGCATGAGAGACAATGGAAGGAGAATGATGAAGAAATCAAGCAAGCTTTGGCTGATGGGGATACTAATCGTATATCTGGTCTTTTTAAACGCTTGCGGAAGCAAGGTAGTGCTTCTGAAAGACGGTGAAATGCGTTTAATGGAGAACGGAAACTATTCTGTGTCTCCTGTCTGGATAGAAGAACGCTTGCAATTTGAAAATGATATGGTAAAAAGGCTACAAGAGTGTCACTCTACAAACTAGGAGTTAAATTATGGTTAGAACTATAGTCGGCCTAATAGATAATATGTTTCCGGGCCAAAAAACCTACGCCTTGCTTGGCATCGGTATGTTAATGATGGTTTGTCAGGGTCTAGGGTATCACCATTTTTCAGCAGAAGCATGGGGCATGGTAGGCATTGGTAGTGCCGCTACTTGGAAGATGGGGCAAGATCGTAACAAAAAGTGAAAAGGCTAACAGGGCTTCTTCTGGTACTGTGTTTGCTTCACAGTCCTCCTCCTACTATTGGGCAAACCCTACAAGCGGTACCAGAGGAGCCTAACTTTAACCAACTAAAAGGTTGGGTGCTTCATTTTTCACTAGGGATTGTTGCGGCTTTTAAAATCGAGGGAGGTACTTTATATTTTTCATACCCTATACTAGCTGAACACCCTGTTAAAGAATGTATGCCCTACCGTAAGGTGGGTAACGAAATACATCTAATGGATAATGGCAGGGTGTATATTGTAAACAGTCTCCCTGATTTATACAGACGAGACAATGAAGATTGGAAAATGTGGGATGAACTTAGACGAGGATTTGAAGAATAAGCCTGTTTTATTTCAAAAAGGGGGTGTAGGTGGCCCCGGTAGGCCGAAAAATGCTATAAATAAGAATCGCCTTGTGTCAGAAGTGCTAAATAAGTTGAATTTCGATCCCCTTACCGAAGCAGTTCAAATGTTTAGGGACGATGAAACGCCTGTGAAGGTAAAATCGGATTTGCTTATGAAGATGATGCGCTTAGTGTATCCAGAGGTTAAGCAAGTACAGGTTGAAAGTCATACTATGGGTAATAAAATAAACCCGATACAGGAAGCTATGCTTCAAATACAGGAAAAATCGGAAGGTTTTGCTTACCAAAATAGGAATGTAAGTGGCAGAGAGACAACCAAAGAACCTAGTACAGCTAATTAAAAGCCGTACATGGCGATTAAATAATTTATACCATATACGACCAAAGGAAGGGAGTAGCCTGATACCTTTTCGCCTTAATTGGGCGCAAAAGAATATCTACTCTAATATTTGGAACCGTATGATTGTCTTGAAAGCAAGGCAATTAGGTGTAACTACATTTTTTTCCGTTTTATTCCTAGATGATTGTCTATTTAATCCAAATAGGGAAGCAGGGATTATTGCGGATACTAGAGAAAACGCTGAGGAAATATTTCGTACTAAAGTAAAAGATGTTTGGGACAATGTAGCAAAAGATATTCCAGCCTTGAGAGACTTGATTAAAGAAACAGTTAGATTAGAAAGTGAGCAAGGTAAAAGATTGATCTTTAGTAATGGCTCTGCATTTAGAGTTTCTACATCCATGCGTTCTGGTACGCTCAGTCAGTTACTAATTACAGAGTATGGTAAAATCTGTGCAAAGGAACCTGAGAAAGCTAGGGAAGTTCGTACTGGTAGCATTGAAACATTGCCTAGAGATGCTTTGTTAGCGATGGAATCAACCGCTATGGGTAACGAAGGTGATTTCTTTACTAAATGCAGGGATGCTGAGTTAGATAATTTATCTAAAAAAGAACTCACTACTATGGATTACCGGTTTTTCTTCTTTCCTTGGTATAAAGAGAAAGCATACAAGCTTGAAACCAGCACTCCTGTCCCACCTGATGTAGAAACCTACTTTGAAAAACAAGAATCCGATTTAAATGTTAAATTTAGCCAGCCACAAAAAGCGTGGTATGCTAAAAAGCTGTCTGAGTTAGGGGATGATGTAAAAAGAGAATACCCAACAACGGCAAAGGAAGCATTTGAGCAGAGTATTGAGGGTGCGTACCTTGCAAGACATCTGCAATCAGCGTATATTGATGGTAGGGTAGAAAATCTACCTTATATTAGGAGACTGCCAGTACATACTGGATGGGATTTAGGTATAAATGATACAACTTGTATTTGGTTTTTCCAGATACACCAAGATTGCATCCGATTTATAGATTATTACGAAAATGCGGATGAGGGTTTGACCCACTACATTAATCTACTTAAACAGAGGGATTATAGATATGGCAAACACCTTGCTCCGCATGATATTGAGGTTAGAGATTTTACGATTGGCAAGACTAGGAAAGAGTTTGCCAGAGAACAAGGTCTAATATTTGAGACTGTGCCTAGACCACATGATGTAATGGATAAGATTGAGAGTGTAAGAAATATATTTCCTCAATTTTATTTTGATGAGTCTAAATGCAGTAGGGGCTTGACTTGTTTAAAGAATTACCGTAAAGAATGGGACGATAAGAATGGTTGTTATAAGAACCGTCCTCTACATAATTGGGCTTCACATGGATTCGATGCGCTTTCCACAGCCGCTTTAGGGTTTGAAGCTGGCTATTTAAGTGTTAAGGTACTACAGGAAAGTGCGGATGCAGAGTATGATGTTTTTAATTAGGAGATAAATATGGGTATGGGAAAAGGCTCAATGCCTGCGATGCCTGCACCAATGGTGGTCGAACCACCAAAGCAAGAAGATTACTTACCAGAAAAGTCTGAGTTGCCCGAAATCCCACAGGTCACACAAGCTAAACTGGATGAAGAAAAACGTAGAAAAATGCAACGGCTTGCACAGACAGATACTAGGGAATCTAATATTACAAATATTGGTGGTGCGTTAGGGGATGGCACGACAGAAGATCAAGAGATACAGCGTCTAGGTTTGTTTGTTACGCCTAAAACTATTGGTAAAAGTTCCACTAAAGGATTATTAAGTTCATAAGGAGATAAGTTATGGGTGGTCGGCCAAGTCCTCCTCAAGTAGATTATGCCGCTATTGCTAGGCAACAGGAACAGGAAAGACAGAGATTACAGGGTATAGAGGATGAAAAATATCGTGTCAAAGGTATTACTGACTATATAGATTATATGTCAGATAATCCAAAATCTATGAGTTTTCAAGCCGCTACTGGTAGATACTTTAAAGGTGTAAGCCCCGGTGCGACTCCGGGTAAAGCATTAGAGAATTACCAGACAGACAAATCAATTAATGTTGATATGGTAAAACAAGACCCTAGTAAATATTTTGACAGAAAGACAAGCCAAGCAAGTATCCAGCCGGGGCGTATTAGGTTTGGTAAGCTACCTGATAAATCAGCACAGGAAGGTTTGTTGGGTACAGGGGCACAAGACAAGAAAACTCTACTAGGAGCCTAGTATGCCTGTAGCAAACGATGTATTAAAACGCTACGAGGTTTTAAAAAATGACCGTATATTATGGGAGCCATTCTTCCGTGATGTGCGTGATTACATTAGACCCCGTAAACAGCAAGTAGACAGTTCACAACATATTAGCGCAGAACGTCATACTAATAAAATGTTTGATTCCTCTGCACCAGAGGCAAGCCGTATTATGGCTATGTCTATGCAAAATGCGCTAGTCCCTCAATCTGTAGTATGGTTTGGCCTTTCTATCCCTTCTGGACACAAATTATATGCTCTTAATGAAGAACCTAGTGTCAAGCGTTGGTTTCACGATGTAACACAAAAAATGTTCTACAGTATGCACGAAAGCAACTTCTACACTACGATTGGTGAGGCATTTTTAGATTTTACATCTTTTGGGACAATTAATATTTTACTAGAAGAAAGTCAATCTTACCATGATGGTTTTGGTGGTTTAGTCTTTACCTCTATACCAACTGGGCAGTTTGTTTTTTCAGAGGACAGATGGGGTAAACCCGACACCGTATTTTGGGAGTATATGTTTACTGCTAGACAAGCGAAGCAGTTATTTGGTACTAAAAAACTTCCTGATTCTATAAAGAAAGCTTGTAAGGAAGCACCAGACACAAAGTTTACTTTTGTGCGTGTGGTAATGCCTAGCGAAGATTATGAAATGAATTCAGTAGATGCTATGAAAAAGAAGTATGCTACTGTAGATATACATTATGATACAAAGAAAATTGTAAGGAGAAGTGGTTTTGATGAATTACCTTATGTAATTGGCAGATTTGAGAAGGCATCTGGTGAATTGTGGGGCAGAAGTCCTGCCGACATCGCCATGCCAGATATAAAGACACTCAATAAGATTCGAGAACTCGAACTTAAAGGGCTGGCTACTGCCGTACATCCACCATTGATCGCACCAGATCAGGGTATTATAGGTACATTCAGAATGACTCCTTCTGCAATTAACTACTCTAGGGAGCCAGAAAGATTTAAATTCCTCAGATTTGAAGGTAGATTTGATCTATCCTCTCTAAAAGCTGATGAATTAAAGAAATCAATTCGTGGTATTTTCCTTGCAGATCAACTTGTACTGCCAGAAAAACTTAATATGACCGCAGAAGAAGTTGCTACTGTAAGAGAACAAATACAGAAATTACTTGGGCCTACGGTAGCTAGATTTGAAAGTGAAGTTTTAACACCTCTTATTTTAAGAAGTTTTGGACTACTCAATAGGGCTGGCGCATTACCACCAGCACCACAGGAATTAGCAGAGTTAGACGAAATTGAGGTGTCTTATGTTGGTCAACTGGCTAAGAACCAAAAGATACAAGATGTCACGGCAATACAGAGGTGGCTTGGGGTTGCGGCTAATATGGCTGGTTTTGCGCCAGAGGTACTTGATAATATTAATGTGGATGAAGCTTTACAAATTATTGG